CAGGAGTTCGCGACGAACTGGTTTGCCCAGGGCGGCATCCCCAAGGCCCGGCTAAAGAACACGGCCAAGGTGATCCCGCCGGGGCAGACGGCGGTGATCAAGGAGGCGTGGCGGGCGTCGATCTCGGCCGGTGAGCCGTTCGTCCATGGCAGCGACTGGGACTACGAACTGATGCAAGCCCAGGAAGCATCGGCGGACTGGCTTGACGCGATGGCCGCCACCGTCCCCGACGTGGCCCGGTTCATGAATGTGCCGGTGGACATGATCGACGGCACCCCGACCGGGGCCCGCACCGGCCGCACCGACCTGACGTATGCCAACATCGGGCAGCGCAACGCGCAGTTCCTGGTGCTGCACCTGTCCCCGGCGCTGGTCCGCCGGGAACGGAAGTGGTCGGCGGGGCTGCTGCCGGCCCGGCAGTTCTGCCAGTTCGTGCCCGACGAACTGTTCCGCATGGACCCGATGGCCAAGGCCCTGTTTCAGCGGGCCAGGATCGACGCGCGCACCCTCGCCCCGTCCGAGGCCCGCGAGGACTGGGGACTGCCGGCGCTCACCGCGGCGCAGGTCGCCGAGTTCGACCATTTCTGGCCGCCGGTGGGGAACGTGCAAGGCGAGGGGCCGTACCCGGAAGGTTCCGGCCCGGGGGAGGACCCGTCCGAGGACCCGACCGACCCGATCGACCCCGGCGGCGACCAATCGGCGTCGCTGGGCAACCCGTTCACCGCCCGGGAGCTTCCCGGCCGGCGCCGGCTGGCCATCGGGGCCGGCCGCTAAACGAAGGAAAGGACTGTCATGGCCGGAACCCCTCCCGAGGCGGGACGCGCCGAGCACTTCGCCGAGGACGCCGCCGGGCTGCGCGCAGCCGGCGCCCAGGCCCGCGCCGATCACATGCCCGGCCGCCGGGGCAAGCCTGACGACGGCGCGCGGATGGCGACGTTCCGCGCCCAGTTCCGGCACGAGCCGGTGGTCGTCGCCGGGAAGGAACTGCGGCGCCTCGACGGGTACGCCAGCGTCGTCGAGCAGCCGTATTCGATGTGGGACATGTGGGGCGAGTACACCGAGGAGATCGCCGCGACGGCGTTCGACGCGACCCTCGCCGCCGGCCCCGACGTGGCGTTCCTGACCAACCACCGGGGCGTGACGATGGCCCGCACCAAGGGCGGGACCCCGACGCTGACCCTCGACGCCGACCCGCGCGGCCTGCACATGGAAGCCCTGGTGAACCCGGCCCGCACCGACGTGCGGGATCTGCTGACCGCGATCGACGACGAGAACATCACCGAGATGTCGTTCGCGTTCATGATCCTCGACTGGGAATGGAACGAGGATTACGACCAGTGCCGGATCAACTCGGTGGACCTGGACCGGGGCGACGTGTCGGCGGTGAACTTCGGCGCCAACCCGTACACGTCGATCGCGGCCCGGTCGCAGGAGGTCATGGGCCTGCTGCCGCACCTGCCCGACGGGGTCGCCCGCGCCGCCATGAGCACCCTCGGCCGGCAACTGGGCATCCCCGTCCACACGATCGAGCGGCTGTCCACCCAGGCCGCGCAGGCGCGTGCCGCAGCGGACCCGGACCCGGTCGAGGCCGCGTCCCGGGGCCGGTCGGTGGCGCTGGTTGAGCGGCTGCTCGACCTCGACTGACCGGTCCGCCCGGTCGGGCTCGCGGCGCGGCGGTGCTGTCCTGCCGCGCCGCGAGCTATGTATGATCAGCGACTAGGAACTGCCGGCGCCGGCAATCAGACCGGCGGCATGTGGCAATCAGACCTCTCCGGTGTCCTGTACGGCGCCGCACGGCCGGCTATCAGACCGGCGATCTGGGCGGCGAGTCCACGGCATCCCAGCACACCCGAGAGGCACAGTCATGCCGGTATTCGTCGATGACCTGATCAACGGCATCGAAGTCGAGCTTGAGCAGGCGCAGCGGCAGCGCGACAAGGCGCAGCACGAGATCAAGATCATCCTTGAAAGGTCCCGGCAGGCGGGTGAGGCGACCCTGTCCGCCGAGGACGACCAGCGGGTCGAGGACCTGTTCCGGTCGCGGGACAAGCTCAAGGCCGACATCCGGGGCATCGAGAACCGGCTCAACCAGGCCAAGCGGGCCAAGGCCGAGGAACTTGAGGCCGCCGAGATCCAGGCCGAGCGCGACGCGAACCCGGCCGCGGTGCGGGTGATGCCCGCCGACCGCAGGAACACTGACCGGGCCGCGTCGGTGTCCGTGGGCCGCAACGAGCGCACCTACCGCCCGGACACTGACAAGAAGGGCGTCCGGTTCCTGTCCGACGTCACCCGGGCCATGATCTTCAACGACCCGGAGGCGGCGAACCGGCTCGCCTCGCACATGGCCGAGGAAAGGATCGAGCGCGGCGACAAGCTGATGCGCGCCGCCGGCGACTCGACGACCGCGAACTGGGCCGGCCTGACCGTCCCCCAGTACCTCACCGACATGTACGCGCCGGCCGTGGCCGCGATGCGGCCGTTCGCCGACATCTGCAACCACCACGACCTCCCCGCCAACGGGATGACGGTCAACATTTCCCTGGTCACGACCCCGTCGGCCGTCGGGTTGCAGGCGTCCGAGCTTCCCGCCGGCGTCACCGCCCAGTCGATCGACGACACGCTGCTGACCGAGAACGTGCAGACCGCCGCCGGGCAGGTCACCCTGTCCCGCCAGGCGATCGACCGGGGCACCGGCATCGAGGAAGTCACGATGCAGGACCTGTTCCGCCGGTACGCCACCAACCTCGACTCGACGCTGATCAACCAGGCCACGACCGGCCTGTCGGCGCTGGCGGTGGCCAACAACTTCACGACCACGTACAACGTGCAGAACTTCTACTCCAAGATCATGGGCGCGGCGGCCGGGGTCGAGGCGGCGCTGCTCGCCCAGGCCAATCCGACGCATGTGATCATGTACTCGACGCGGTGGTGGAACCTGGCCGCGCAGGTGTCGGCAAACTTCCCGTTCATCAACGTCATGGGCGCGGCGATGCCGTGGCAGGGCGGCGCGATGGACCCGAACAGCACCTACCAGACCGGGATCCGTGGCCGGCTCCCGTCGGGGCTGCTGGTGGTGTCCGACAACAACGTGCCGAACAACCTGGGCGCCTCCACCAACCAGGACGAGGTCTACGTCGTCGCCAGCGACGAATGCCACCTGTGGGAGGACCCCGACGCCCCGGTGTTCATCCGCGCCGAGCAGCCCAAGGCCGCCCAGCTTGGCGTCCTGCTGGTCCTGTACGGGTACTTCGCCTACAGCTTCCGGCGGTACGCCTCGGCGGTCCAGAAGGTCTCGGGCACCAGCCTGACGACCCCGTCGTTCTGACCCGGTAACAATTAGGGGCCGAGGGGTCGCGGTGCTCGTCGTCCGGGCGTGGCCGGATCACCCGCCGGCCGGCCGTCCGCACATCGTGGACGGCTGGCCGAGGGTGCCGGTCGACGACTACGACTACCGGGCACTGGCCAGCGTCGGCGAGAACGTCATCTCAATGGACTGGGACACCGCCTGCTCGGCCGAGGACCTGCGGCACTTCGCCGCGCAGGCGGCCGAGCAGCCGGCCGAGATCCTCGTCGCCCCCGTCCGCACCTACTACGGCCCCACACCAGGGCAGTGGAACCTCGCCACGATCGACGGGACCATCCTGCCGACCGGGGCACCCGTGGCCGACGTCTTCGGATTCGGCCTGGTCTACCTGCCGCGCGCCCGGCTCGCCGCGTTCACCGCGGCGAACCCGGGGGCCCGGCTGATCGACCCGGTGTTCTCTAGCTGGCACTACGAGACCACCGGCAGGGGGGTGCGGGTGTGCTGGTCGGTGCGGCCGGTGCACCTGCACTACCCCGACGCCATCAGCGGTCGCCTGACGATGGGAGAGGCCCGTGCCGCTTGACAGGGACGAACGTGACAAGATCCGCGACCGGTACGCCGACGACGGCCGGCGCGGCCAGGTCGAGCAGGCCGCCTCGGCGTACCTGACGGCCCGCGAGCTAGGGCAGGTGACCGCGATGGACGACGCACGGAACCGGATGGCCGCGCTCGGGTATGAGTCCGACGCCGCCGCCAAGGACCGGAAGGCCCAGGCCGC